TTAGGGTCTGGAAGAATAACACAGTTAGGATTATCACTATGATTAATGAAACCTCCAAGTGGACTACGAACTGTGCCATGGTCTACACTATCATAGTGAGTATGACCTAGAGTTGTTTTTGCGAATATATTTTCAGTCGCAAATAAACCAAGACCGTCAATGTCGCTCTCGGCAATAGTCAAGGATTTGGGTAAAGGTCTATACATTAATTAACCCTTCTAAGAATTTTTGGTATTATTTCTCCACTTCTTATAACTTCTACTCGACACCCAATCTCTAATCCTAGAAACTCGATATGAGCATAGTTATGTAAAGTTGCTCGAGATACTGTGGCTCCATCTATTTCAACGGGGTCTAAGATAGCAACAGGGGCGACAACACCAGACTTCCCTACATTCCAGATAACATCTATGAGTGTAGTTTCTACTCCTTCTTGTATTTGCTTTAGTGCATAAGCACCTCGTGGGTGTCTTGAAGTATATCCAAAGTTTTCAAAATCTTTATAGTTATCTACTCTAAATACAATACCATCATCGGGGTACTCTGTCCAATCTGAATCTAGTACTGTATCAAATCCATAACTATTTAGATGTCCTAAATCTGTAGCTAAACTATCAGTCAGATTTGGCTGACAAGCATAAGCTATAAAATGTAGTTCTCTTTCTTTGAACTCGTTTTCGTCTTTTAAGTTGAGCGCTCCTGCTGCATAGTTACGAGCGTTCTTAATTGTTTTTGGAGCAACGACTTCTCCTGTTATTTGTAGCATAGGGGAAGATGTATAAGAAATCTCCTTTGGGACTAAATGTGTCAATAAGTGTGTCACATCTATGCCTTTCTTTCCATCTCCCCTAGTTAATCCTTTATGCAGGTTGCCGTCTATATAAAGCAAAGATACTGCTGCCCCATCTAATTTTGGTGAAACTGTTACCATTCCATCATATCCCTTCAAGGGATTCTTATCTAATTCATTCTGAAATATTTTCTGAAGTGAATACATGGGGAAAGCATGAGGAGTTCTATTGTCTCTACTTCTGGCTCCGACATCATCAAACTCAGCTATCTTAGCTAAGTGGTCAAACTCTTCGTCTGACATAATGGGTGCACCATTATAGTAGGCAAGAGAAGCTCTTCTCAAATATGCTTTTATATTTTCCATTTATATATTATACTAAATTTTAAGGGCTGTGTCAAGAACTAAATTCACTTTAGGTAAATTTGGTCTAAAATATCTTTGAAGTGAGATTCTAAAATGTTTTTAGCCTCTGCTAAGGATAGTATCTCAACTAATCCTTCAAATAATAACTTAGAGTTATTAAAATCTAAACGCAGGGCTACTCCGTCCTTGCTAGGCTTAAAATCTCCTTCGAAGTCTAAGTAGTATTTTCTTAGGTGTAAATACTCTGTGCCTCTAAATTCATTTACTGTGAGTCTAACTTGTTCCGTACCCTCGTCATTTTCCGAAACAATTTTTTCATAGACCTCAGGTGCATCATATATTTTCATCGTTTGTTTTTGAGTATTGCACTCAGAGGAACGATGCTAGTTACATTCTTTGGTTGTAATAATCTATATGAGTCCGTATCCCAACAAAACAAAAGAACGGTGTTATCCGACTCTTTTGCCCTGTTTCGTTTGGATTGAATGTACTTATTATCAAAGTCTAATGTGCAAACATTATACTTTAACTTACGAGAGTTTGTACTTCTATATGTTATTACGGCGTCGCCGCACTTATGCACGGCATTTTTAAACTCGTCTTTTTTCACTAATTACTCCATTACTATTAAGAAAACTCTTTCCGCTAGTAATGGTAGTATAATTAGTTATTGATGTTGTTTATGACCCCTGTAAAATATACGGCTGCTTTACCAGTAAGTTTGCTGATAATATCTTCATCAATCTCTTGTCCTGCATCAGATAATGCATTGGTAAGGTCTTGTTGAGCATCAGCTTTACTGACTCTCTTACCACCACCAGTACTTCCGTTAGATGATGTACTTGGTCCAGGAGCTTTCTTTACATATACTCCAGCTTTAGTAAGTATCATTCTAACGCCGTTTGGTGATTCGTTGAGTTCTTCAGCGATGTTTTTCACAATCTCCATACTTGTTTCTGGAGTTGGTTCTTCGGCAGTATACATCTCTACTGCTTGAGCTTTGGATTCATCTGTCCATGCCATTTTTCTTTTTCTCCGAATTTTTCCAAATTTTGTTTGATATTCTGCGATAGTTTTTGTACCTCTGTAGCCAGGACACCAACCTGTGGCTTCTAACTGTTGCGTATAAAATCTATCACTCATAAATATATTATACAAAAAATAAAGAGCGTTGTCAAGAACTATTTTTTGCTTGTCTAAATTCTGCCTTTAATTCTTGGCTAATCGCTTTTACTTGTTCTATATGTCTAGCTGTTAAAACTGTACCCATATTTTTAGATAAATATATTTCTATAGCGTTTATTTTTTGTTCGATTTCTAATATGTTATGCATTATGTACTAAAATGTTTCTTGATTGCTTCAATCTTATCTTCTGCTTCAGATATTTTTGCTATCTGGGTTTCTATAGCTTCTACTATGTCTGGGTGTTCTCCTATACCTACGGAGTTTCTTTTATATACCATAACATTTGCTTTTGCGACTTCTATCTCACCTTCTAATTTTTTTACTAATGCCTTTAATAAGTAGTTCATTTTTCTTTTGTTCCTGTTATTGCGTTACAATATCCCTTTACCCAGTTCTTTCTTGGTTCTTCAAATAAAGCAACTTGCCATATAAAGGGCGTGATAATAAATGCGCCAATACTATATGCTATAAAATGCAGTATAGGGCGATTTGTTAGTAGCTTTTCTTTTCTAAATATAAGTATATATCTGGCTATAAAGAATGTCCTATAAACAATCATTAGCCAGGTACTTATATATAGACCTGCTATTAAAGGAATAGCTTCCATACTGTTTCTCCATACTTAGACAGCTACTCCATATTGTTCAAGGTGTTTCAGGCTTCCTAAGTCACAGGCTAGAGAGAAAGCATTATATCCAACATTTTGTAAATAACCAAAGTGTGGAGAGAAAATTTCTGCCTCTTCCACTACATAAATCTGATAACATTTACTACCATACTTTTCTACATAGTTGGTACTTTCATGTACTAGCTCTTTTTTAACAATGGCCATACTATTGTCTCGTACTGACCATACTCGTTCTCCCACTTCAAATTCCTCTGCGACACATTGTTCTGGCAACATTAGATGCCTGTGTCTATATACTTTTGAGTGAGCCTCTTTTGAAGCTTTTTCTGGTACACCTACTGAATTTATAATGTTTCTTACAAAAGTAGATGACCTGTAAAGACGCTTAGAAATCTCACTTATATTATATCCTTCTAAGTAAGATTGTACTGCTTCTTTTATTTCAGCTTCGGTTGCCCTTTTTCCTTTATTTTGAGCCTTTCTTGTGGCTCTATAACTTATAATATCTTTGTGTTCTGATAATATTTTATTTAATCTAGTTGTATTATAAGTTATGTTGAGAATCTCACACGCTTCTTTTTTAGTGATAGGAGTCTCAGCTTCTAGTAATCCGATAACTTTGTTTAAAGTTGCCTCATCTAGTTTTTCATGTTTCTTTTGTCTAACTCCTGCC